CCACATCGCGGGTCGCGCCGGTCCCCAAGGTATTCGAGCAGCACTTAAGAGAATGTCTCCAGAAGCAAGAAACACCATTACCATCGAAAACGAGGAAATAAGTTATGGACTCACTGATTGCCTTCAACTTAGTGATGTTGTTCCTATTGTTCTTGACATACATCATCATTGGATTCGTGAAGGCGAGTATATCCAGAGAGGAGATGATCGTGTTAAGAGGGTTATCGATAGTTGGCGCGGGAGGCGCCCTGTTTGCCATTATAGCGTTAGTCGCGAAGATATTTTAGTTTCGCATTGCACTAAAACTAAGCCAGATCATAAGACCCTCCTAGAATCCGGGCATAAGAAACAAAAACTGCGGGCCCATAGTGACTTCTATTGGAACACCGCAGTTAATGATTGGGCACTAGGTTTTACAGAAACTCACGACATAATGTGTGAATCTAAAGCTAAAAACCTAGCTAGTTTTGCCTTACATAAGCAGGCAAAAGAATTAAGCCTTCTTTGAAGTAGGTTTACGACCTGTACGTTTTTTTACTGCTGTTTTAACTTCTTCAACTTTGGCTTTTGCCTTAGTTCGACCTCGTTTAACTGCTTCTTTAGCATCAGCTAAATCTACTTTACCATCATTATTAAGGTCAAGTGGTTTAGCTGCTTCTTCTACTTTAGCTACCACAGGTTGAACAGCTTCAACTGCTGCTGCTTTAACCTCTTCAGCATCAATCTTGCCATCGTGGTTAGTATCGATACGACCTTTGTTTAACACAATCCAGGCACCGGCAACCACAGCCACGAGCAATAAAATTCCAAATAGTACTTCCATACTAGTCTCCTTGTGGTATATTTATAGTTAAATATGTGTATGGCCTATAATTTTATAAAAAATGTTATCCTAAACGAAAATACTCCTAGTAAAGAGTTAGAACTACTTCCACTACCTTATAGTAAAACAGACCTCGAACCTGTTCTCAGCGAAGACGCATTGTTTTATCACTATAATAAACTAGCACAGGCCTACGTTGATCGCTACAATAAAAGAGAAGGTGACTTAGACTTTAATGAGGCAGGTGCCTTCTTACATAATCTATGGTTTCCTCAGTTTCAAAGAACTGTTATCAGTAATGAACCCAACGGCCCTGCACTAGATTTTATTATTGAACATTTCAAATCATTCGATGCATTTAAAAATAAATTCCAGGAAACTGCTATGAGCATACAAGGTAGCGGGTGGGTTTATCTAGCCAAAGATGGCGATATCAAAACAATTACAAATCACCAAATAAGACAAGATATAGTACTACTAGTTGATTGGTGGGAACACGCCTGGGCCTTAGACTATAAGTGGGACAAGAAAAAATACCTAGAAAACCAATGGAAAATTATAAACTGGGTAGTAATTGGTGCTAGATTACAATCGGCTAATATTTAAGTCACTGCTAACTGGTATATCCCAAATTTTTCTACGTTCAATGCCTTTACGTTGAGCAAATCGTTTACTGTCACAATTAAAACAACAATGAAAATAGTTGTTGCTAATCCTCTTTGGGCTAATTTTTCCTTTTAATCTTGTAAAAATCTCTCCGCAGTTATCGCATCTAAATCTTAACCAGGTTCTTATTCTGATGTAAGAGTGAACAGCTCCTAGCTTACTAGGTCTATAGTGCTCAACTTTCTGTTTTTCTTCACCTAAATACATTTTATATTTACATTAAGGTTATAAAAATATCAGGTAAATAGTGTTAAAGGGCACTTTAGACATGATAAACATTAGTTTAGCAGCACAAAATAAAATTTTAGAACTAGTTCAAGAAGAAAACAACCCAAACCTTAAGCTTAGAACCTTTGTTCAAGGAGGCGGTTGTAGTGGTATGCAGTACGGATTCACATTCGATGAAGACCAAAACGAAGACGATTTTGAAATACCATTGGGAATAACTAAAATTCTAATTGATGCAATGAGTATGCAGTATCTTCAAGGGTCCGAGATTGACTATAAAGAAGATCTTAACGGTGCAAACTTTAGTATAAAAAACCCCAATGCACAAACTACCTGTGGTTGCGGGTCAAGTTTTTCAGTAGCAGATGACTACTATGATCACTTAGAGGTATAAGATGGCACGCAAAATAATTGATATTGGCGTTCAAGGTAACGACGGCACAGGCGATAGTATTCGCGAGGCATTTAGAAAAGTAAATGAAAACTTTACAGATCTTTATGCTATATTTAATGCTGAAACACAGGTTAAAAGTACAGAACTATTAGATGACTTTCCTAATGTTTATCAAACTGATGCTATTTTAATTACAGACCCATTAGGTGAAAATGTTTTAAGTAAAAAATTAGTAGCATTAGACGACAGTATAGAAATCGGTAATACGCTATCTGATCGTGTCACATTTAGAGCTAAAGGCGGAAAAATTGAAGTAGATGCTAAACCGTCGTTAGGTAACGATCTAAATGGATCAAATTTTGTAATTGCAAATATAGCAGACCCAGAAGATTATGCAGCTTGGAATATAACTCATCCAAGTCCATTTCCCATCACTCCAGATGATGTTGTAATTACAAAAGGTTATGCAGATAAAAGATATGTGCAAAGCACAGCTGGTACATCTATTGCAGGATCGATACGTTTACGAGATGAACCAAATTCTGCTAGTGTACATTCAAAAACTTTAGGAACAGTGCCAGTAAATGATGGTAGACTGTATATTCCTATCCACGGATTTAATTTAGGATCGAACGGGGCTGCATTTACTTATAACAGTAGTGGAACCTATTTAGGACCGTTAGCTGAAGAAATTTCAGCAGGATCTTTTATCGCACTAAGAACTTACAAAATATCAGTGCTAGGTAATACAGACTGGAATAATGCTGCTGGCACTATTGGTAAAACATATAGAGTCGGTGACCTGTTTATAGCATCAGGAAATGGTAATGTAACTGTGCCCACAGGACAAACTCCTTCAGGCAAAACTATTCCTGTATATTATATTAGGTACTACAACGACAATTACCTAAACCTTTATTATAAAATTGAAGAAGCTAAAGAAGTTAACGAAGATAGTCTAGCAAACAACCAAAACAATAGAATAATTGTTACTCCATCTTCAGATACAATTTGTTCAGGTTATATAACAGGAACTACACTGACTATAACTGCTATTACATCAGGAACAATAACTATTGGTAGTAGGGTAGCAGGAGCAGGTGTAACTTCTAATACTATTATTTTAAGCCAAACAGGTCTTTACACTGGTGGCGTCGGAACTTATACTGTAAGCCAAAGCCAACTTACTCCTAATACTAGCCCACAAACAAGTATTTCTTTAACTGTTCAAAGTGTTCATACAATAACAGATGCATATTATAATAGCGAATTAGCTGGTTATTACTTAAGCAATGAAGCATTACCAAGGAAAAATGTAGTACGACGTCAAGGCGATACAATGACTGGCGCATTGTATCTATCAGACCATCCAGGTGCTCTTTCAGGTGCAGGAAGCCCTAATGGTGCAGATGATCTACAGGCAGCTACTAAATTTTATGTAGATAATAGTAGCTTTAGCAGTGACACTAATCTTTATGTTAGCAATAGCGGCGACGACAAACAGGTTAATATACCGCTTAGTAAACAAGGAAGTGCATTAGCATATGCTTATGCCACAATTAATGCTGCTTGTCAACGTGCAGAAAATATGATTGAACTAGCAAGCAATGAACCTGGGCCTTATAGACAAAAAATTTATTACACTGTAAATGGTTTGCAATATGCTGCCCAAACTACAGAAATCGAATTTAATGGCGGCAATAGTGGTCAAACTTGGTTTTATGACTTTAAGACTCTTATTGAAAGAAACATAGGATGGATAAGAGCTGAAACTATTTCTTATATTAATGTTAATGAGCCTACCTTAGTTTATAATCAAGAATTATGTGCTAGGGACGTGGAATTAATTGTAGAAGCTATTAAGCTAGATGTAATTAATAACTCTAACTGGCAAAGTATTAATGCAGGACGTAATTACTTTAAAAATTCTAGTGCATTAATCGCTAGTACTGTTCAAAAAACATCTACACTAAATGCTATTGATAGAGTTATTGAGCTAGTAACTATTGCTTTAGAGAACGATGCTGTTGCAGTAAGCACATTTACAAGTTACCAAACAACATATATCAGATATTATAATGAAGCAGGCCATACAAATATTAGTGGAGCACAAATCACAAGTGCTGTAGGAAAACTTAATATAATAAAAAACATAATAGAAGATTATGCAGTAGATGGAAGTAATTCTCATCCAGTGATCGATTACGGAACTGGAACTACACTGTTAAAATTTACCAATGGTGGTAGCGGTGCTGACCAAGGTTTACCAACTAATATAGATATTATTCCAGGAAAAATTGTCAAAGGTCTAGTAAGCGGTGCTGTTGGTAGAATTACTGAATACGTTCGTACAGCTGGTGTTGATACCAACGGCGATCCCGTTGACCATATCTATACAACATTATTATCCCCAACTGAGTTTGTATTAGGAGAAGAATTAGAATTCGCCGAATCGAATAAGAATATACAAATAACTATATTTGTTGAAAGCGGTATATATTACGAGGATTTACCAATTAGAGTTCCTTCTAATGTTACAATAAGAGGTAACGATTTCCGTAGATGTATAGTAAGACCTAAAAATAAAACAAGCTCAAGTCCCTGGATAGAAACATATTTTTATAGAGACACTAGCTTTGATGGAATCGATCTTCTACCAACATACTATAACGATAGTGTTAGACTATTGACTGACAATAGAGAATTCTGTAAACGTGAAGTAACTGCTTGGGTCGAGTCTACATATCCTACACTAGTTTTTAACAAAGGAAAATGTAGTAGAGATGTTGGCTTAATCATCGATGCTATTATCAATGACGTTAAATTTGGTGGTAATGGAGAAAGCTATAATGCAGCTAGCTTATATTGGAATGGAGCAGTTAGTAAAGTAGGTGTAGGTTATCTTAACACTAGCCAAATAAATGAAACTGCTGCTGCTATAGATTCTAAACTAAAATCACTTCTTACTACAATAATGCAGGGCAACAATGTAACAGCATTACAGGCTAGCATTTTACAGGCTAGCTACTCTGCTACCAGTGTAGAATTAGGAAAAACTTATATTATTCTTACTCAAGGAACTGGACCATTATTCAATACATTCGGAGCTGCCAATAATAATATCGGCACTCAATTTACTGCGACTGCGAACGGATCAGGAACTGGAACTGTAAGACTGGTTAGTGAAACTGCTGGAAGGACTAAAGCTGAAGGTCTATGCGATGATATTGCCGATGTTATCAGGAACGGTTTGGGAAATCTTACTAGTGCTTTTGGAGATTTAGACAGCCCTAAATATGGCTATCATTATCTTAAAAATAGCCTTAAACCTATGAATATCGGAGCTAGCTATACTAACGCAGGCAACTACGATAACGCTTCCTATATGATTTCGATTAATAAACAATTTATACAAGAAGAAGCAAAATTGTTTATGCTAACACTTACTAGTTTATCAGCCAACGAGCAAGTAATAGTATTAAGAAACTTAGGATTTATCTTAGATGCTTTAATTACAGATCTTAAAGATGGAGGTAGAAGTAATATAATTGATATTGCTGCTAGATTTTATAATACTACATCAGTTAATAATTCTTTTAAACAAAGTGTGCAATACATAGCTACACTTTCTAATGCAATCTTAAACGACCCTGATACTGCTATTCCAAGTTCAGGAACAGATAGTGTGAATGTAGCTAAAAAACGTAACGTAAGTATTAGTCAACTTTTAGACAACATTATCATTATTGAGTCAGGGTCTACAACTTCTGTGTCAAATCTGATTAGCAGTGTAACATATGCATTAGAATCTACAAATTATTCGGGAGCAAGCCCATACAATCCTCCAAAAAATAGCAATGAACTTGATATGTTCATGTTTAATGACGCAGTAAGAGTGAGCAATATTACTGGACAAGGTCAAGGTGGATTTATGTGTGTGCTTGATCCATCAGGCAGCATTGGAAGTAAAAGCCCGTATGTACAAGAAAGCGCTTGCTTTAGTGCCAGTATTAATAAAAAAGCATTTAGAGGAGGTATGTTTATTGATGGCTTTAGCGGAAGACTACTAGCTAAAATAACAAATGTATCCAGTGGCGGGCTAGAGCTTACCTTAGAAGGGCTAACAAAACGTAGACCAATAGCACCTACAGCATTTTACTATAATGGATTTAGATACCAAATAGATAATATAATTTCTTGGAGCCCTAGCGGTGCAGGTCAGGCCATAGTAGAACTTAATGCAACTACACCCTGGAGTAATGGTAATTTACAAATTATTTTAGAAACTCCAGGTAATCGTAGTATGTTAGCCAATGACTATACACAGGTTAATGACCTAGGCTATGGCATAGTAGCACATAATGCAGGGTTAACTGAGCAGGTTTCAACATTTACATATTATTGCCATACAGCATATTTTGCTAGTAATGGTGGTCAAATACGAAGTGTAGCTGGATCAAACAGTAACGGAAATTACGGACTTAGAGCTGCGGGTGCCGATCCTACTGAATTACCAGATCAGGTAGCTCTTACCTTTAACCAAACACAGACTTTAAAGGTATTTAGATACGGTGACTTTAGTAACGAAAATCTTGAAAATGATATTATAGTTTATGCTAAACGTTATTCTTATATTCCAGAATCAATTAGTGAATTAGAAATTGAGCACGTTGATGGTGATAGTAGTAGATACGAAGTAAGAAGCATTACAAAAACAGGTCTTACTGATAGCCAATACAAGTACAGAGTAACTGCTATTGACCTAACTGGCACTCCTGTAAAAGTAAAATTTGATAGCTACGGTATAGGCTCTAGCGGTATTGGAATTTCATCAATAAGTAGAACTGATCCTTGCGTAGTTACAACAGGTAGCTCACACGGATTAGTAACAGGTGACTTCGTTTCAATGTGGGGCATCAAAGGTATGACCCAATTGAACGGTGGAAGCTATTATGTTAAAGTGACTAGTAGCACTGCTTTTGAAATTTATAAAGATACACTAAATGCTCCCGTCGATTCTACATTATATAACACTTATGTCAGCGATGGTACTGTATACATAGGATTAAAATTCTATGCCGGCGATGTAATCTACATAGATGGATTAATAAATTCTGTAGAACTTAACAGACGTAAATTCTTAGTTGCTCCAACAAGTACCTTTAATGAAACTGCTTTATATACTGATAATAGATCAAATACCACTACAAGTTTAACAAGTGGTAAATTATACACAATAGCAGATGTAGGATCAACAGATTGGAATGCACAAGCAGGAACTACTAACAAAACCTATGTGATTGGTAGCACATTTATTGCTAGTTCATCGACTACACTGGGATCAGGATCTGTAACTTATAACAATAGTGTCAGAGGCAGTATAGAAGGAACTACATTAACTGTTACAACAACTTACTTTGGAACTCTAGCTATTGGGCACTACTTAGTAGGCCCAGGAGTAAGAAAAGGAACAAAGGTTACTGCTGGTAGTGGTTCTAGCTGGACTGTAAATATAAGTCAAAGTGTAACTGCTAGCGATATCAGTTTTTATGAAGGATTAAGTAATTCTGGTATTACAGCATTTGGAGCTGGAACTGGAACACATAACGGTGGTGCATTTGTAACTAATAGACAGTATATGATCACCGCATCAGGATCGTTTACAGGAATCGGTGCTAGTGCTAATACTTTACTAAACCATTTTGTTGCTACAGCTAGCGGTACAACAGGTAGTGCTTATTACGGTGGTTGGGCTTATGAACGTTCAAAATATCGAATTACTGATATTAGTAGTACAAGCCCTGCTATTGTCACATTTGATCAACCTATTCATTTAGAAAATAGTGATATAATCGCTATAAGTGGTGCTCTATCTATTCCAGCTATTAATAATACTCATTATATTAGAAAAGGAGGAAGTATTATTGTTAGTGCTGGAAACTTTATTCCAGGAGAACAATATAAAATTACCTTAGTAGGATCTACAGCATGGGCCACACTAGGAGCTACCGCAGTAGGTGGAAGTTTCTTAGGAGTTACCTTTACTGCATCAGGGCCAGGCGATAGTACAACTACAGGCAAAGCACAATTAGTAACACCTTTAGGTCCAACACAGGTTGCACTATATTCTAATAACACTTTAGTGACTCCTGTTTCATTAATTTCGAGAGTAAAAGCAGGAAATTTTGTTATTGGTAAACGCTATAAAATTGTAGTAGTTGGAACAACTGACTTTACAACATTAGGAGCAACTGCTAATACAGCTGGAGTAATCTTTACTGCTACAGGAGCTGGTAATAGCAATACAACCGGTGAGGCGTTTTTACAATACTTTGAAGAAAATGCAACTAACACTAATGCTACAAATGTTATTGAAGGCGGTCTTTATAAAATTACCAGTGCTAATAGCGATCTTACTACACTAGGAGCAGATACAACTCCAGCTAACGGGGAAATTTTTGAAGCAGTTAGTGTAGGATCAGTTCTAGGATCAAGTAGCAGCACAGTGCAATTGTTACCAAGTGCCTACGGTGGTCAAGAATTAATTCAACTTTCACTAAGCACTAATGCTGCTGACAATAGAAGCGCCACTGGCCTATCAACTCAGGTCCCTGATCATAGTAATGCTGTAATAAGAATATTACAGAATATGCGATTCAATAATATTGAAAATGTTAGCCCCACAAGACCTAGTACAGCTCTTGAATTGGATGCCTATGGACAACACGCAACACAGTCTACTTTAAGAGTTATAGCTTATAACCTTACAGCATCTACTGGGGACCAACTACCAGACAATATTGCTATTCTTACAACCGATCAAACATTTAATTACGTTAAACCAAATAGTAAAGCCAATGCTTTGACTGGAGGATACGGGTCAGCTGTTGGAGATACTAATATAGCAATCGATAGTATCTCCACTTCTTATATTGTAGATTTATTAAACACAGGAACATTACAATTTGCTTGGGCCGGTAAACTACATCGTATTACAGGCTATACAGACGAAGTAGTAGGAGTTAGCAGTGCTTATATTTCATTTGTAGATGTATTTGATAATAATAATATTCCAGGTAGTAGCGGTATTAGAGAAGCCATTCCTAGCGACGGTACTAGGACTTTCCGCTCTGGGTTGCCTTCGGGTAGCAGTGGCGCTATAACAATTAAAATTAGCACCTGCCGTGCTACAGGCCACGACTTCTTAGACATTGGTACAGGAGGCTTTAATACTAGTAACTACCCAACTGCTATTTACGGAAATCCCAGCATTGAACCTAGCGATGCTTATGAAATTTTAGAAGAAACCAAGGGTAGAGTTTTCTATGTTACCAGTGACCAAGATGGAGTATTTAAAGTAGGCCCTTACTTTAAAGTTGACCAGGGCACAGGAACTGTTACATTTAGTGCAAGTATTGCCTTAAGTAATCTTGATGGACTAGGGTTTAAGCGTGGCGTTACAGTAAGTGAATTTAGCACAGACAATACTATGACTAATAATGCTGCTGATACTGTGCCTACTCAGCAAGCAGTGCGTGGATATATCGATAAACGTTTAGGTATTGACCATAATGGTACAAATGTACCGGTAGCTAACAAAATTGGTCCAGGGTTTATGCCATTAAATGGCCAGGTTCCAATGGAAGCTAATCTTACGATGGGCAGTAATTATATAACAGGATTAAGTACTCCTGGTGATGGAAATACTGACTACGCTGCTACTGTGGGATACGTTCTTAATAAATTAAATGTTACAGATGAGTTAGAAGAGCTAAAAGATGTTGTAGTAAGATACGGTGAAACTTTAACTCAAATCGGCAGCTCAAGCGGTACTACTATTACTGTAAGTGCAGGTAACGACACTGGCCCATTAAGCATTGATATGCCAATTAGGTTAACTAGTGCTGTAGGAAATCTAAGAGCTAATGTAACCTATTATGTCTTAAGTAAAACATCTTCAACCTTTATAGTATCTACAACTAAGCGCGGAGCTGCGGTTTCTGTCGGAACTACTAGCTCATTAACAGTCAACGTTTACAAAGACCTTACTGGGCAAATAGCAACATTTCTAGGTGCTAATAATGCTATAGCATATACTGATATTACTGGTGATATTCATAGTAAGTATACTGCTGATGGTATAACTACACTACAAAACTCTGTGGGCACTGACCCTGACCCAACGATTGCTCAAACTATTGTGTCATCAGGCGTAGATGTATTTGATGTAAGCGGCTTTATTGATAGCAATCAGATTTATGGTGCAACACCAGGGATAAGTCCAAAAAATTATTTCCAAATAAACGGAGAACTGTTTAGTTACACTGGGTTCGATCTAGTTCCAATAGCACCAGCTTATCCAAACGCAGGTAAACTAACTGGCGTAACAAGAGCGCAAAAGCAGTCGACATCCCAATCACATAATAGTGGAGACAGTGTTATACCACTTAATAGTGCTAGATTAGACTTACAAATTAGTGCTAATGTTATTGTAGACGCAGATGTAAATTCTAACGCAGCTATACAACAAAGCAAACTTGCTATGAATGCTGCTACAACTAGGGCAAACGCTACTTCTATTACACAGGCAGATCGAGGGCTAGCTAGCTTTGATAGCAGCACTTTTACTGCCAATAGTGGTTGGATTAGTATTACAAATGGCAGCATTGGATATAGTAAAATACAAAATGTTGATGCTGGAAGCTTATTAGGAAATCTTACAGGAAGTGCTGCAAGTATTCAGCACGTTACTCCAGAATCAGCATTAAAGCGTGGAATGTGGAATTTCTTTAGTAGCGGATCAACTGCTGATACAACATATGCTTTTACTTTTAATAAGCAAAATGTTGGCGGGGACGAAAGTAACTTTTTAACTAAAAACTTAGTAACAACTACAGGTGAAAATAGTGCTTTAGTAAAAACTAACGGAACCGGTGGTATAGTTGTCAATCATATTAAAACTAACTCTTATCAAAACAGTGCAGGAAGCGCATTATTTTCAGCAGACGGCACAACTGTTACTTATTATGGAACCTGGAGTGCTGGTTCTGGAGCAGCATTTAATGCAACATATGCAACTAGTGCTGGAAGTGCTACAACTGCTGGAAGTGCTACAACTGCTGGAAGTGCTACAACTGCTACAAATTTATCTGGTTCTGTAGTAGGTAGTGTTCCATACCAAAGTGCTGCTAGTACTACTAGTTTCTTAGCGCCAGGGACATCCGGATATGTGTTGAAAACAAATGGAGCCGATAATGCGCCTGAATGGGTCGACGTTGGTGGTTTAGTAGCAGGAATTTCTGTGTCTGATACTACAGGTCAAAATGGAATTGATCTTACACTAAACACTGGCACTATTACAGGTACTTGCTCAGGGCTAACTACAACATCAAATGTTCAGTTTGCTAGTGTCCAAACAGCTAGTTTAACTACAGGTGATGCTGCCACTGCTGGAACTGTTACTGGTGATTGGACACTAACTGCTAATAGTAAATGGCAAGCTACTTATGCTGACTTGGCAGAATATTATACTAGTGACCAAGAATATGATCCAGGCACTGTTCTAATATTTGGTGGGGTAGCAGAAACTACAATTACAAAAACATTTGGAGATAGCCGTGTTGCGGGCGTAGTTACAACTAATCCAGCATATACTATGAACGCAGGATTAGAAGGAACTAGAGTTTGTATAGCACTTCAAGGGCGTGTTCCTTGTCGAGTTGTAGGCAAGGTTAGGAAGGGTGATCTACTAACTACTAGCGCAATAGCAGGGCACGCAGCCAAGGCTGTAAATCCTCAGGTAGGCACAATAATCGGTAAAGCATTAGAAGACAAAGATTACGACCAGGCGGGCGTAATTGAAGTAGCAGTGGGGCGTGTATAATGACACAACAGACAATTAATGTAGGAACGGCGGACAAAGGTAATGGGGATCCATTGCGCACAGCGTTTATTAAGGTCAATGCAAACTTTAATGAATTATATGCAGCATTAGGAGCAGACTTTGAAAATTTAGAAACACATATTATTCCCAGTGAGGATGATACCTATGACCTAGGCTCGCCGACTAAAAAATGGCGTAGCCTATATGTAGGTGGTAATACTATCTACTTAGACAATATACCTTTGACTGTAGAAGGTGGGATACTAAAAGTAAATGGATCCAGTTTTAACCTAGGATCTTTTGAATTTACAAATAATGTAATGACTACCACAGATAGTAGTAACATTATTATAGATCAAAATCTAGTCATTAGAAGCGAACTTACAATGCAAGGCGACATTGTCCCAAATGTTGCCAACGAACACAATTTAGGATCACCTACACATCCTTGGGGTAGTTTATATGTTAGCAACAATACTATCTACATTGGTGGTAATGCTCTAAAGATAGACAGCAACGGTGATCTCACACTGAACAACAATCGCATCGTTCAAGAGAACGGTGAATATCTAGTATTAGACAATCTCACAGATGTTAGTGCTAATTCACCTTCAGTGGGTGATGTGCTGACGTGGAACGGTGGTTCTTGGGTAAATGCTGCTCAGGACACCGGTGACATAACTTTTGATGGAATAACCATACAGGGTGTTGGCGATGTTTACGGTGGTGGTGGCATACAATTAAGCCCCGATCCAAGTATGGTGGAAACTGGTCAATATTTTAGAATACGCGGCGGTGATAATCCTACACACCTACATCTTGACACAGGCGACAATATAGCCTATGATCAATACTTTGGTGACGATGGCAAATATCTAAAACTTGCCAAAGAAGGTCCTATTATCATTGGAACCGGTGGGCATATCTGGACCTTCGATGACAGTGGTGCTAGTTTAACTATCCCAGGTGATATCCGCAGCGAAGGTGCTATCAACATAGACATCAATCTTACAGATTCTACCCTGCGTAGATGGACATTTAGTGAGGATGGGATATTAACATTACCAAGTTCAGCAGAAGCGGCTACTTTAGAAGAAAACAGTGGTCTATTAGCAAAAGGTAGAAATGTTACATTGACAGCAACAGGTCTTGGATTCAACGGTGTTGTTAACATCAAATCCAACAGCGGAGCAAATACCTGGACTTTTGGCAATACCGGAAACCTAACTATACCGGGATCTATCTACTTACCGGGCAACATTGGTATCGAAGAAGACAATGGAAGTTTATTGACCGCCGCTCCTAATCATATTATATTATCAGCAGGCACAGACGGAACTGGTGCAGTTTCTATTAAAACTAATCAAGAAAATAACGAATGGTCGTTTGCTGCCAACGGTAATTTAACTATACCCGGAGTCATTCTTGGAACAGGTCCGCAAGGTGTGACCATAGGTGCAAATTACAGTGCATACATTGTAACAGACTATGGTGATAACGATCGCACCTGGACCTTTGATGGTAGTAGTGGTGATACTATATTGCCTAATGGTACCATCATAGGAGATGACGGTAATAATAATACACAAATCAGAGTGCCTGCTGCCATACCGGGCACTTGGAAAGAATGGACATTTAGTGCCAACGGTGTCTTAACTGTCCCCGGTGCGATACAGTTGTCCAATGGGGCACAGATTTTTAACACCGCGGGATTAGACAATAGTATAACTATAGGAGCAACTGACACTAACGGTAATACCACATTCAATGGCAGTGGATTCTTTAACGGTGATGTCGTTTTCAGGAAGGCAATACAGGAAAAATTTAGCAGCCTACAAGACGCAACAGGCGTAGTCACACACGACTGTGCTAACGGGCACATATTCTATCACACTTCGTCAGATGCTAACTGGACTGTGAATCTAACTAACTTTAGCCTTTTAACTAACTATGCTACAACCGTAACTATAATCATATCTCAGGGCGGAACAGGCTACTATCCTAATGCTCTACAGATTGGCGGTACTGCTCAAACTATTAATTGGCAGGGCAACGCAACACCTACTCCTAGTACTAATAGAGTAGATGTAGTAACATTCAGTGTATTTTTAACTGGCAGCGGTTATACCGTGCTTGGACAACTAACAGGATTCTAAATGTTTAGTTCTTTTACAGGTTCATTTCAGTTTGGTCTCAGGCGAGTTGCTGCCGCAACTCCTGCTGCTCTAGTGCTGGGACTAGACGCTAACACCTACAGCGGATCAGGTGCTTGGTTGGATAGCACAGCCAACGATAATGATGCTACCATAGTTCAGAGTCCAACTTACAGTTCTTCACAGGCTGGATACTTTACATTTGACGGTGGTTCCGCATCACCGCCCGGATCTGTTGATAGTTTTTCTGTTGCTGATTCAGCTTCCCTACACCCTAGTTCAGGAATATCTATTGTAATGTGGATCTATATCAGCGTGATTCCTAATGCTGATCCTAATCTGTTATTCACTAAACGAACTACCACCGGTGACGGGCTGGTAGGATTTTATAATCAAACATTATATAGATTCAGAGTAGGAACTTCAGGTAGCGGCACGGGCAATTCCTTAGACTGGACTACCTCACCTACTGTGGGAGCCTGGCAACAGATAGTAGTAACTGTAGGCTCCGCTGGTGGCAAGATCTACAAAGATGGTGTGTTGGTGGTGAACGATACAAACTATGTAGGAAACTTTGCTAACATCAATACAACACAGCCATTATTGGTTGGAGACTGTGAACCTACCAGCACAGGTGTAAATGGTTTTCGAGGCAGAATGAGCATTTTCCAAGTATACAATGGTGTGCTAACTGCTGATGAAGTCGTAACAGAATTTAACAAATACCGAGCACGATATGGCCTCGAAGCCATAGGCGTAGCGGCAACAGATCAACAATTATACCTAATCCCAGGAGCGTATTCCGGATCTGGTACTAGCTGGATTGACAACAGCCCCAATACCTATACTACAACATTGGTAGGTTCGCCTACATTTAACACCACTTACTTCAACTTCCCTAATACCACAGCTAGATATGTTGACACTAATCAAAGCCTAGCATCAGAAGCATTTTCAGTAGGACTTTGGTTTAGGACCAGTGCTGCTGGTGTTAAAATGACCATATGTAAAGAGACTACCGGAGGCTATCCTTGGAACTATAGGATATGGCTGAATGGCGGCGCTATTGCTGCGGATGTGGCTAATAGCTCGGGTGCTTACGAAAGCATAGGATCGCCACTAAGCACCTATAACAACGGTAACTGGTATTTGGTAATGTTTACTAGAAACGCTTCAAATCTTAGATTATATGTAAATGGTGTTGAAGTCGCCAACGGTTCTGCTAGTCTAGCTACGGTTTCTAACAGTCAAGAAGTATGGATTGGACGAAGTGCATTTGCCGGTGCCTATCAATGGGTCGGAGATCTTGGAGAAGCTTTTATCTATAGCAGAGTACTCACTGCTAACGAAATACTAGCAAATTACAATGCTACCAAACCAGCATATGGACTGTAACGGTAAATATACTAAAGAGAGCGAACTATGGCCATACAAACTGTAAATTTAGGAACCTACGCAAACGATGGCACGGGTGATGACCTACGCACAGCATTTACCAAGGTTAACAGCAATTTTGCTGAATTAGACTCTTTAACCATAGTAGGTGGCACTAATCTAGGCTCAGGCAGTCCAGTATTTGCCAATGTGGTAGCAGACGCTGGCACAGGCAGTAAACTAAGTTTCCGCAGCTTAGTAGCTGGCACAAACATTGCTGTTACTAACGATAGCACCACAATCACAGTTACTACTACAGGCACTATCACGGCTAATTTAATAGGTAATGTCACCGGCAATGTTACTGGAAATTTAACAGGTAATGTAACTGGAAATTTAACAGGTAATGTAACTGGTAATGTAATTGGACAGGTCAGTGATATTACAAATCACGCACTAAGTGAATTATCAGATGTAAGCAATTTGGCTCCAACTGATGGACAATTTTTGCAATATCTAACAGGCTTATGGAGATACACTACTCTTCCAAGCATTCCATCTACAACTAGTCAGTTAACGAACGATTCAGGATTCATCACATCAGCGTATGTAACCTGGACTAATGTTACAGGAAAACCAACTTTAGCTACAGTAGCAACCAGTGGCAGCTATGCTGATCTAACTAATAAACCTAGCATACCTACATTAGTTAGCCAATTAACTAATGATAGCGGTTATCTAACTTCAGTTAGCTGGGCTAGTGTAACTGGAAAGCCAACATTCGCCACAGTGGCAACTAGTGGTAGTTATAATGATTTAACTAATAAACCAACAAGCATATTGAACTTCGGTATTAGTGACGGCACTGCCGGTCAGGTGCTTACTACTAACGGTAGTGGTGCATTTTCATTTACTACAGTAACTGGAGGCGGTGGTGGCGGCGATCTAGACTTTGGATCATTCACAAATCCGTCTGGGTTTACATTAGATCTAGGATCAATATAATTAGGAAAATAACATGTCATTGAAATTAAGAAGAGGAACCAACGCACAAAGAATCGTCATAACTCCAGCAGAAGGCGAATTGATCTATACTACAGACACTAAGAAATTATATGTTGGAGATGGTTCGACCGGTGGAGGAGTTGCAGTAGATACAAGTGGATCTGCTCTTACAGATATTGTACAAGATACAAGTCCACAACTCGGCGGAAACTTAGATCTTAATGGCCATAGTATTATAAGCACTAGTAACAACGACATCATTATCTCTCCAGATGGAACTGGAGCACTTTTGCTTAACTCAGGGGATGTTGTAATAGGAAGCAATAGTAAGTCAGGAAAGCTTACAATTGTTAATAGTGATAATGCAATTAATAGCTTTCAATATTTTTATTGTGGAGCTAATATAACAGACCCTTCAGATGGCTCTAATTTTGTATTTAGACGAAGCAGAGGCACATTTAATTCTCCTACAGTAGTTCAGACAAACGATGATATTGTCGATATGTTTTTTCAAGCATACGATGGAACAGCTTATAGAACAATGGCTAAGATTGGCGCAGTTGTAGCCGGATCTGTATCAAATAACCTAGTCCCTGGATCTTTAACTTTTTCTGTGCATGACACAACAACACCAGGAACAGCAGGGCTGAATGAAATTTTAGAATTAACCACAGATGGATTTTTAAAAACAAATAAAATTACTTCTAAGACCACTAATTCAAATCTTGAACTAACAGCTAATGGTACAGGAAAGATAACTTTAAGCAACCTAAGTTGGCCTAGTGCAGATGGATCAAATGGGCAAGTTTTAACTACAAATGGTTCTGGAACACTGAGTTGGAATAATATTAACTTTTCAAGATCTACTGTATCAGGAATCACAGGTTCAATTAGCACAGGAGTTACTGCGGATCTGAATATAACTAGCTCATCTAAAGGATATTTACTTTATAAAATTACTGTTAGTAATCCGGCCTGGGTTAGAATTTATGCTAGTACAGCAGCCAGAACAGCTGATGCATCCAGGTCCGAAGGAGTGAGTCCTGCGGCAGGAAGTGGAGTTATTGCGGAAGTAGTAACAACTTCAATTAATCAAACAGTGTTGTTTAGTCCAGGATTAATAGGTTTTAATAATGAATCTCCACCAGTTTCTACAATATATTTAAAAGTAACAAATAAAGACCTGGCTACAACTACCATAGAATCTACATTAACTATTTTAAGTTTAGAATCATAATATGACTTTAAGTATTTGGACGGTATCATCTGGCTATAGATTTTCTTCAATTGAAGAAAATCAGTTAGTAGATATAGCCCTGCCAGTAAATTATACCTCAGGATTTAATGATAGCACAGAGCTATCATTTAGTGTAATTTCTGGAAAGCTTCCTGATGGTTTAAGAATTAAAAATGACCGTATCTTTGGATCTGCAAGAGAAGTTCCTAGAACTACAGATTTTAAATTTGTTTTACGAGCAAAGTTAGGCAATAACATTTCAGATAGAACTTTTTTAATAACAGTAGAAGGTGCAGATGAACCTATATGGCAAACACCTGTTGGGTCTCTGGCTGTAGTAAACCCGGATCAGTTCTATGTCTTAGACAGCACTTATATCGATTTTCAGCTTGAAGCTATTGACACAGATACCGCAGCAGGACAGGTATTAAAATTTAATAGGATAAAAGGCGAATTACCTCCGGGCTTAATTCTTACAGAGAGCGGTAGGATAGTAGGATTTATACAACCTGCTTTAACTATTCCCGCTAATGTTGTTAGTGCGGGATATGATTCAAATGTTTTTGACTATATCGCTTTTGATTTTGGTACACTATCATCCAACGGCTATGACAGTTTCTTATATGAAAGCACTACTTTTGACTTTTATACTCCAACTACAGCTCCTAAAAAATTGAACAGATTTTATGAATTTACAGTCAGAGTAAGTGATGGAGATAGTAGTTACGATAGAACATTTAAAATATTTGTTGTAGGGGATGATTATTTTCACGCAGATACTACAGGTATTAATAATCAAAACGCAGGAACTTATACAGCAGACGTATCATTTGTAAGAGCTCCTATCTGGACTACACCTAAAAATTTAGGTATTAAACGTGCCAGTAATTACCACATTTTCAAACTTGACGTCTACGATGATAAAAACCCTAGCCCGATTGCTTATGAATTAGATGCTATTAATCCTAGAATATCAGCAAAGGCAAGTTTTAATTCAAACACAGAAAATAAAATTGGGACAAACAAAATAAGAATTAAAAACTGCTCATCAGCTCCATTGACCTCCGATAAAGTATATCTTAAAAACTATATAGAAAAATATATTATTCCTGAAAATTCTATAGATCCCATCGTATCATTAATTGCAGATAGTACTATATATAATATAACATCAGTGCAAACTATTTCTGCTAGCGAATATGTACTTACTGTTTACCCTAATCTTACCATTAGCATACCTAATAACACTTACATAGGAATAGGAACTCTTAGTCAACTTCCTCCAGGGTTGTCTTTTGACATAGGTAATGGAGAAGTCTTTGGTGTAGTTCCATATCAAACAAGCATAAGCCAAACTTATAACTTTACTGCCATAGCTTATAGAATGGAATTTAGACCAGATCATATAGAGATGGCAAGAAGCAGACGAACATTTACAGTTACTATTCTAGGCACTGTGGATAGTGTTATTGAATGGATCACTGACTCTAATTTAGGTCAACTGCCTGCTAACCTGATCTGTAACTTTTTTGTAGAGGCAACAACTACAATACCTAACACCAGCTTAGTTTATACTATAAAATCAGGGCATTTACCTCCAGGAATTAATTTAAACTTGGATGGAGAACTAATAGGTAAAGTTAATCAATATGGAACTATAGGTAATCCAGGATTAGTAACTTTCGATGATACCGAAACAACCTTTGATAATTCCGAAACAACCTTCGATAAAAAATATAAATTTACTGTAACAGCTACAGATATTATTAATTTTGATAGTGTAGATAAAGAATTTATTTTAGAAATAACCACACCAAATGACGAACTGTATAGCAACATTGTAGTTAAACCATTCTTGAAATTAGATCAAAGGTCACTATTAAAATCATTTTTAACTAATACAGCAGTGTTCACACCAGATTATATATACAGACCAGATGACCCAAATTTTGGTGTACAAAAAGAGCTTAAAATGCTTGTGTATGCAGGAATAGAAACTAAGCCTGCTAATACTATTGCCGCTATGATGATGAAAAATCATCGTCGTAAAAGATTCATTTTAGGCAATATAAAATCAGCTCAAGCAAAACTTCCAGGAAAGAAAGAAACTGTCTATGAAGTAATATATGTAGAAATAATAGATCCTTTAGAACCTAATAAAAAAGTATTACCTTTTAATATTAAGACTAACGGTGCTAACCGAGCTATCACAATAGATCAAAATAATAGCTATAATACAGGACCTTTCAATCAAGTTAATCCATTTTGGGGCCCAGCTGATCCAATGTACACACCTGCTGATAGTAATTTTATTTTTGCAGGTGATAGTTATACAACCTGGAAAAGCCCTAGTAGTATTAGCCTATGGAGAAAAAGAATAAGAAGTTTAGGGCTACGAGATAGGAATTACCTTCCGTTATGGATGCGCACTGTACAAGACGGCAGCGTAGTAGAACTAGACTATCAGCTAGCTGTTCCGATTTGTTTCTGCAAACCAGGGTACGCTAAAGATATTATTTTAAATATATCTAAAAATGGTTTTGATTTTACTACTATAGATTACGAAATAGACAGATACATTATCGACAGCGTTACAGGCTATAGTGCCGATAAATATCTCGTATTTAAAAATGACAGGAATACAATATCATGACAAGTCAAGTGAATGATCAATTAACCAATTACGATGCAAATTATCCAGTAGCAGGACAAGATAACGACACTGTAAAATTTAGACTTAATTTTGCTGCTATTCAAAGTGCATTTAATCAAACCAACACAGAATTAACCAGTTTACAGACTAACACAGCTAAAACTAATGCTGATACTGATTTTAATGGCAACACAATAAGCAATGCATTTGCTAATAGTATATACGGTAAAGGAGCAACTGTTTCAGCTTCCAGCGGAGACATAAATGTTAGCACAGCAAGGTACTTCATTGTTAGTAACATTACAGGAAACCTAACCTATAACTTAATTGGATGGCCCGTAACTACTTCAACTTCTAAAGAATACCTTTTAAGGATAGAGCTACAAGGAACAACTGGAAATGAAATAACTTTTACCTCAAGTCCAGGAATAATGAGAGACAATAGCGGATCTATAACTGGATCTGGTGGAGTACATAAAGTTGTTCTTGAAACAAGCAAACCCACTGTTTTAGAATTTTGGAGGGTAGGGGCTAATAAAGTAATGATGAGATATTTAGGAAAGTTCCAAGAATAATGTTACATCCTTTAGCAGAAGACCTATCTAAATTAAAAGACACAGAACTAGAGACTAAGATTCAATCTCTTAGTAGAAAATATTGGCAGGCCAGAAATCCAATGCTACAACAACAGGTGGCAATGTTACTTGAAGGATATAATCAAGAATTGCAAACAAGACGACACAAAAATTGGGAGCAACAACGCCAATCTCTAGACAAAGGACTTGACAAACTCATTAATATAGACTAAAATATTAGTATGAAAACTAATAAATATGGTCAGCCAATCTTTCAAGCCGACGATGTCTTTCAATTATTATATCAAGGAAAAATAGAAAAACTCGACCTTATACAGGTTGAGCACACAGATGAAACTAAATCTTTACCAGTAAATTTTTCCAAAGACTTAAATATAAGCTTAGAAGATTTTGATAGATTGTCCCAAGAAAACTGGCTTATGCCAGAAGAATATAAAACGCTGGATATCGAAACATATATTATAAACCTTACCCCGCCGTGGGATCCAGAGCATACTCGAGTAATCAAAGAACTCGAGGAATTTAGATCTAGAGATATGCTAAATCTATTACGTTGGCTAAAATATTTTGTCGACACTGCTAGATCAAACAATATTGTTTGGGGAGTAGGAAGAGGCAGCAGCGTATCCAGTTATGTATTATTTTTGCTAGGTGTTCATAAAATCGACCCTATAAAATATAATTTAGACTGGCAAGAATTTCTAAGATAAGTAAAAGTTATTAGGAGACTATTATGCCGATGAAAGAACAACAAAGACGGGTGTATAGAACAATGCAGGGTAGAGAATTAGACATTGACAAACTACGGATTAAACATGAATCAACTCTTGCTGTTGGCAATGCCAAGATGAATGCAAGAGGAGACGAATTAGGACCAAACGGTAAAATTATCAGAAAACGTGAAGAATCGTCAGTCGAATATCATACAGACAATAAGGATATGAAATAGTATGGGTTTTGATACTCTTAAAAAGGTAAAATTACGTCCCTTACGAGATGCCATTCTTGTAAGAGACTTAGATTCTGAAGGTATACGATTGACCTCCGGCCTTTATATACCTAGCCAAGATGGAAAAAGCAGTGGGATTAAACCTAGATGGGCCAAAGTTTATGCTATTGGGCCAGATCAACACAGTGTTAAAGAAGGTGAATGGGTTTATGTAATGCACGGAAGATGGACTAGAGGTGTTCAACTTGAAGACGGTGAAGAAGTTTTTACAGTGAGACGCATCGACCCAGATGATATATTACTATCAGCAGATGACCGCCCAGAGGATATTTTAGTACAATGACAAACCCATTCAAGGATCAGGCTAAGTTCATGACAGCCTGTGATCAAACTGTTAACGAAATAAATTCAAGACAATTTATTTTATATAAAAATTTAATAAAAGAAGAAGTAAAAGAGCTCGACGACGCAACCTGTCAAGAAGAACAACTTGATGCTCTTACAGACATACTAGTTGTTACTATAGGAGCTATCCATAGTATGGGAGCCGACGGCGAAGGCGCTTGGAACGAGGTTATGCGAACTAATTTTTCTAAAATCGACGAACTTACTGGCAAAGTTCGTAAACGAGAGGACGGCAAGGTACTCAAACCAGACGGTTGGCAACCCCCCGATCTTAAACCTTTTTTACAATGAAATGCGATATCTGCCGTAAAGAATACACAATAAACTGTGATTTCAGACAAGGCAGATGTCCACATCATCCACCTAGTATTGACATTCACTACTTAAGATTTTATAATCTTATTCAAGCAATTAAAAAACTACTAAAGAGGTAATTATGAAAGAACTCTGGACAGAAAAGTACAGGCCTGCCACCTTGGATGGATATGTATTCCGAGATGAAACTCAACGTGCCCAAATTGAAAAATGGATTGAAGAAGGAAGTATACCACAACTTATGTTTAGCGGCAGTGCAGGAGTTGGAAAAACTACATTAGCTAAAATACTAATTAACCAGCTAAACGTACAAGATACGGATGTTATGTTTGTAAATGGTAGCAAAGACGGCCGTAAAATAGACTGGCTTAGAGATAAACTGGAAGGATTTTGCCAAACTATCCCGTTTGGCGAATTTAAAGTTGTTGTTATCGATGAAGCAGACTATTTGAATCCACAAAGTGTGCAACCAGCTATGCGAAACCTTATGGAGCAGTATAGTCAAACTGTAAGATTTATTTTAACCTGTAATTATCCTAATCGCATTATTCCTCCTTTACATAGCCGATGCCAAAAAATTCATATTGAAAAAACAGATGCAAATGAATTTTGTGCCAGAGTGGCCACAATTCTTGTAGAAGAAAATGTAGACTTTGACCTAGATACCCTAGATACCTATGTAAGGGCTGCGTATCCAGATCTTAGAAAGTGTATTAACAGTGTTCAGATGAATAGCATTGACGGAAGATTACACGGTGCAGATTCCGCCGATAAAACCGCTGACTATCATGTTGAAATGGTAGATTTGTTTAAAAAAGGCAAAATCAGCGAGGCACGTAAATTAGTTTGTAGCCAAGCAAGACCAGAAGAAATGGAAGATATCTATCGTTGGCTTTATGATAATATTGAGCTGTTTGGTGATGACGCTAAACAAGAAAAGGCTATCTTGATTATAAAACAGGGCCTAGTTGATCACACATTAGTAAACGACCCTGAAATTAACCTTGCAGCTACTATGATTAGATTAAGTCATGTGTAGGGCGATAGTCGCCCTACTAATTTAGTCTCCGTAAATTGCTAGTATCTCCTTAACGGCATGATGTCGTTCGATGTCTGTATGATCAAAATGAACAACAGCAAGATATTCTGTCTGTTTGTATTCTGTTAACAATTCAATAAAATTAATTAAACCATTATCTTTTAACCTATCTGCTTGATTTAAGTCTCCAGTGACTACCATTTTACTGAAATCACCGATCCTTGTTAACAGCATTTTCATTTGGTTAGGAGTAGCGTTTTGCATTTCATCAGCAATTATATAAGCACTCTTAAATGTTCTCCCTCTCATATAAGCTAATGGACTGATTTCTACTACACCTTCGGCTAGCATATTTTCTATGTCTTTTTGACTATAATATTCTCCTAATACATCAAAAATTGGTCTTGTCCACGGAGCCATTTTTTCTTGTAATGTTCCTGGCAAGAATCCTAGGTCTTCATCAACACTCACGGCGGGTCTAGTGATTACGATTTTGTCCACTTTACCTTCTTGAAACATACGTATACCGTATTGCACAGCTAGCATAGTTTTACCTGTGCCGGCTGGTCCTACTGCTATGACTATATTTTTGTCATCGTTTTGTAGTTGCTGTAGATATAGTTGTTGGTTTTTATTGCGAGGATTGACATCTACACGATGCTTTTTCGCAGGAAGGTATGTATGAAAATCAATTACGTTTACATTACTATTAAAACGCTTCTTCACTCTTTTACTCATTAAGTTCTCCCACTTTGGTAAGCAGGACTTGTAGTGACCGCCTAATCTCTACAGAGGTCCTACAAAACTATTTACTATTTTGGTTTATTAATAAAGCAGTTATATATAGATTAAGGCCAGCTAAATAAGAATAGCTTATTCTGGAAAATATAATGCGTGATATACTTGAAGTAATTAAAAACGTTGAATCCATTTATAACTCAAATTCAGCTCTTTCTGCATTGAAAGACTTTGAAAGAGTTTTAAGTGAGATGAATATGTACGTATATAAAAACTGGCTTGACGGAGAACTAGCATCTGGACCGGTTATAGACCGTCATTGGGTTCGTGCCAGCTTTATGTGGCCTGAAGAAAAAATGCCTGATCCCATGGCAGCAAAACGTCTATTAGAATACGGTTGCGAAGTAAAATATGAGAAAAGCAACCTGTTAGAACCAAGAAAAATTAAAAGTCCAGATGATTTTAGGCCCGGAACACGCAAAGGAAAAATAGATCAACGTCCTATCTGGATAGTGGAAATAAGTATGCCCAGAAAGCTAGTCGAAGATACCTTTAACGGTTATATGTCAAGATTGCGAGAAAGTATGGGCATTGACCAAGGTGATAAAGCACAATCGGCACCAGCAGCAGTTTCTGATCAAGCAGCAGCTATGGCGCCACCAGGAGGAATGCCCGCAGCACCAGCAGCAGGGGCAGCGCCTGCATCACCATTAGGAGGAGCACCAAGTGCCGCACCAACAGCTTAATGAAGAACTACTAGCCGGTGATCTTAAAAGGCTAGTAAACAATATTTTTGAAATAGATAGCTATGCTAGTAAAATGGGCTCTGATCAAGATATCGTAGTGTTAAGTTTTACTGTAGAAAGCAAAGACCCTGCGGAAGATCTAGTCAGATTTTGTGAACGAGGATTTGACTTTGTACTAGACGCAGACCATAGCCCAGGTGAACTAGACAATGGCAAATACAAAGTTTTTGTAGAGATTGAACGTAATCGCAGAGTAGCAGACCAAATTGATGAACTTCTAAACGGTATAAAACAGTTAGCTGAAATTGACGATTTTAAATTTAGATATCACAAAGATTTTAAAAGTGTGCCTGCAAATGTTAATTCACTTAGGGAAATGATTCCGAATAATAAAACAACCTATCAAACTAGCATTCAAGAAAACCATCTAAAAAACTTTAGTAATTTTTTTGCCAACAGCTTTGTTGATAAGATTGCTACAGATAATGATAACTTAGTATTTCAAAGATATCAGGCAGATCCTATCAAAATGAGGATAAAAGATAGTGGTCCAAAACATCGTGTATATGAAAATATCAAAGGTCCTATAATGTTAGAAGGTAAAGACATTAGTGAAATTATGTTTTACACAAAATATATAGGCAACTACAATATTACAAAAATTAATAATCAGTATATATTTGAAAATCAAGGATATGCTGTGGCCTTGGAGAAAATCTAATGTGGCAAATTGTTTGGATGTTGAACCTATTACCTGACTGGTTTTGGTTTCTAATCTTATTAACAGGCGTTACAGGAATTATTGTAGCCTGGGTATTAAAACGCATACCTATGGTAAGCCTTTACAGATTCCCTATACTCTTTGTCAGCGTAGTCTGTCTTGTCATAGGTGTTTTTGTTGAAGGCCTACTGTTTAATGAAAAAATGTATAAGGAAGAACTAGACAGACTTAATGCTGTAATCGAAAAATACAAAGACCAAAGTGCCAACACTAACGTAGAAATACAGGAAAAGATTGTAGAAAAAACCAAGGTAATTGAAAAGCGTGGCAAGGATATTGTAAAAACTATTGAAGTTCCTGGTCCAGAACGAATAAAAGAGATCACTAAAGATATGACCGACGAACAACGTCAAGAGTATCAAAAGAAAATTGACGAACTAAAGAAGCTTAATGAAATATGTGTATTGCCTCAAGTCTTAATTGACGCACATAACAAAGCAGCCAGCAAGCCAGAAGGAGACAAAAAATGAGATTAATTCTTATAGCTTGTCTAAGCATTGTTATGGCCAGTTGTAGCCTACTACAGCCAAAGATAGTACAGGTAAGAACTCCATTTCCAGAAGCAGTCAAAGAACTTACTGAACCTTGTCCAGATCTTAAAAAGATTGAAGGTGATCATATTGCTGTCACTGAACTACTTAAAGCAGTAGTAGAAAATTACACACTATATTATCAGTGTAGTATTAAAAATGACGGTTGGAATGAATGGTATAAGCGTCAAAAAGAACTATACGACAAGGTTAAATAATAGCACATTAAGGAGCGAAAATGAGCGCAGTAGATACACTATTGAGATTTTTTACCAAGGAAGCAAAGGATCCCGATGCTCCTAAACCACCTGTAGGGTCACGTTCAGAGCGTGAAGCCAAGATCAAAGACAAAGCGGGTCTTGTGATTAATGTGTTTGCTCTATGCTTGGCTGTAAATGCCTGGTATGGTGGCAAGCTAAGTTCTACCGTGTTAAACAATACTATAAGTGCTAACAATCAGTGGGCTTGGTATCAGGCTAAAAATATGCGTGAGGTGCTATATACAACTGCGGCTATGGATACAAGGCTACCGGAAAACAAAGAAAAGTTTGAAGCTGAAGCCAAGCGTATGAATGATGACAAAAAAGAGATTATGGAAAAAGCCAAGGCCTTAGAAGCTGAACGTGATGAAGCTAAAAAGCGCAGCCCTTGGATTGGTTATGCTTCTACTGCTTATCAACTCAGCATTGTGCTACTATCAGCCAGCATATTAGCTGTAAGTATGCCTTTATTCTGGGGCAGTTTTGTAGTAGCAGGAGCCGGCATATTGTTAAGTGCGCAGGGCGCACTACTGTTATGGTAATTAGGAGCGAAAATGGCCACATCAGAAGACTACGCTAAAATGAGCGATAGTGAAAAGAAAAAAGAAGATTGGATGAATGCCAAGTGGCGTCCTATGATGGGATGGCTCTATATGGCAACCTGCACCTTTGATTTTGTTATATTTCCTATACTATGGAGTTTGCTACAAAGTGTCAAAGGCATACAGGTAACTCAATGGCAACCTTTGACCTTACAAGGTGCTGGCCTATATCATATTGCTATGGGTGCGGTTCTTGGATTGGCAGCATTTGGTCGCACACAGGAAAAACTAGCAGGAGCTAACAATGGTGGTATTCAACCTCCTCCACAACCTGGTGGATTTGGGGCACCTAGCAGTTTTGGCGCAGCACCTAGCAGTTTTGGAGCACCACAGCAACCAATGAACAGCTTCGGCACACCTCCAAGGCCAACAGCAAATTTTAGTGCGCCTGCGGCAGCAATGGGCGGATTAGCAGTAGGAGCAGCCGCAGGTATGGCAATGGCGCAGGATCCAGCCCAGCCTGCTCCAATGGCATTTGCCCCACCGCAACCTAGTAGACCGCCTTTGGAAGATGACCACCCAGAGTTAGATTGACAGGCAAGGAGTCTTGCTATATAATAGCACTATGGACCACTATCAAACTTTAGGAATCACAGAGTCAGCTAGTCAGGATGAAATAAAAATAGCATACAAAAAGCTTGCTATGCAACATCATCCTGACAGAGGCGGAGATACTACTAAATTCCAAGAAATATCTCAGGCCTATGATACGCTTAGTGATCCGCAAAAAAAAGCACAGTATGATGCTCAGAAGAACGGATTTAATCCTTTTGGATCTAACCACTCACATCAAGCAAACCCGTTTGACCAAATGCATGAAATGTTTAGTTTTCATTTTGGACCTAATGGTCCCCAATTTGGATCAGGGTTTACTAGACAGGTCAAACGAAATAAAGATTTAACTATTAGGATAGGAATTACTCTAAAGCAAAGTTATTTAGGCACACAGATAGAAGCTAGATATAATCTTCCAAACGGTCGTAATCAAACTGCTGTAGTTGATATTCCTCCTGGAATCAACCACGGCCAAACAATAAGATTTGGAGGGTTAGGAGATGACAGCTTTCCTAATATGCCTAGAGGAAACCTTAATGTACAAATACTGATCGATCCAGATGAAACTTTCGAACGCATTAATAATGATTTGTGGACTACATTAAAAGTTAACAGTTTAGAAGCAATGATAGGATGTCAGAGGGAAGTTACTCATATCGATGGATCTAAACTTAGCATAAACATTAGGCCAGGGGTAAACGATGGCACAGAGTTCGCTGCTTCTGGACGTGGATTTAAAGACATTAACACTGGACGGCCGGGTAATATGTACATAAAAGTAAAAATTGATATTCCTGCTGTAACTGATCCCGAAATAGTTAAAGAGTTAGAAACAATATATGCTAAAATTAATAAAAAGCCCTAATCCATTTTTACAGAAAAAGTTATCTGACTTCGACTTCAATAATCCCCTAATAAATCCTAGAGATCTGGAAGAACAGATGATTCAATTAATGGTTGAGGAAAATGGACGAGGTCTAGCAGCCAGCCAGGTCGGAATAGATGCAAGAGCTTTTGTTATAAAAACGGAATATTTAGAAGGTGTAACAACGCCATTTGCACTATTCAACCCGATATTAGTAGGTGCAGATCAAGAACTTATTCAAGATTATGAAGGCTGCTTAAGTTTCCCTAATTTATTTTTACCTGTTAAAAGAGCTAAAAATGTGGTTGTACAATTTCTTGACAGAGATAATAAAGAGTATATAATCGAACTAACAGATATTGATGCTAGATGTTTTTTACACGAGCTTGATCACTTAAATGGTGTGTGCTTCACTGATAGTATGAGTAAACTTAAATTAGATTTAGCAATTAAACGACAAAGGAAACTAAATGGTAGAGCCCAGCAACGAGTTACAACTAGTATTTGAAAAAGCTATAGATGTAGCTAAAAAGCTCAAACACGAATACTTAACCCTAGAGCATTTGCTCTTTGCTATGCTTTGTGAAGAAAGCTTTTACAAATGTGTGAATGGATACGGAGCAGATGCAGATTATCTAAAAAAGACATTAGAGCACTATCTTAAAACTAAACTAAATGAAATAATTTGTGAAGAAGAAGTTAAACCACGCAAAACACAGGCTGTAGAACGTGTACTTAACAGAGCATTTACTCAGGTTTTATTTAACGGTCGTCAAAAAATAGAACCTACAGATGTCTTTTTAAGTATGATGGGTGAAAAGAAATCATATGCTAGCTACTATATTCAGCAGGCTGAAATCGATAAAGAAAAGTTTGCTGAATATCTAAGTAATGAAGTCAGTGAACAGGAAGAGGAAGAAGGTGGCAACGGGCAGGCGGACAGAGCATTGAGAGCGTTTACTACAAACCTAAACGAAGGTGTAAAGAAAGAAAAGATTGATCCTGTTATTGGTCGAATCGATGAACTGGAAAATATTGCTCTAGCACTAGGACGCCGTAGTAAGAATAACGTAATCCTAGTTGGCGATCCAGGTGTAGGTAAGACTGCTATTGCTGAAGGACTGGCCTATAACATTGTAAATGGTCGTGTGCCAGAATTTCTAAAAGAATATACCGTGTATAACCTAGATATCAGTAGTATGCTGGCAGGTAGTAAGTATCGTGGAGACTTTGAAGAACGATTTAAACTAGTGCTCAGAGCCTTAGAGAAACGTGGCAAAACTGTGCTATTCATCGATGAAGCACATATGATCAGTGGAGCAGGTGCTGCCAATAACAGTAGCAATGACCTTGCCAATATGATGAAGCCCGCATTGAGCAAAGGCAATATTAAGGTAATAGCTTCAACAACCTGGGAAGAATATCGCAAGCACTTTGAAAAAGATCGTGCCTTAATGCGTCGTTTCCAACGCATCACTGTAGACGAACCTACTTCGGAAATGACCTTAGAAATTCTAAAAGGTGTTAAAAAGTATTACGAAAAGTTTCATAATGTAAGAATTCTACAGGAAGCATTAGATGCGGCAGTAAGTCTCAGTGTAAAATACCAAACTGATAAAAAATTACCAGACAAGGCCATTGACCTTATTGACTGTGCCTGTAGTAGATTCAATCTTAAACTCAGTGATGAACGTGTGGTTACCAAGATGGGCATTGAATTTGAATTAAGTAAGATGATTCAAATGCCTGAAGAAGTTATCGCAGAACAAGAAAGTAATAACCTTGCTAACCTAGAGTCAAATATTAATCAAGAAGTATATGGGCAAGATACCGCAGTCACTGAGATTGTGGACAAGATCCTAGTAAGTCGTGCGGGACTCAAGCAGGAAAATAAACCAATTGGTAGCTTTGTGTTTATGGGCCCAACGGGCACAGGTAAAACTGAAACAGCCAAGGCATTGGCCAAACATCTTGGCGTAAAACTTGTTCGCTTTGATATGAGTGAATATCAGGAAAAGCACAGTGTGGCCAAGCTTATTGGAAGTCCTCCGGGCTATGTGGGCTTTGAGGAAAATGCTGGCCTACTGATCACTAAACTACAGGAAACGCCAAACTGTGTGCTACTGTTAGATGAGATAGAAAAGAGCCATCCTGATGTTAGCAGTATTTTATTACAATTAATGGATAATGGCACAGTGACCGGCAGTAATGGTAAAGTAGCAGACTGTCGTAATATTGTGTTAATTCTTACTACCAATGCTGGTGCCAAGGATGCTGAAAAGAATCAAATTGGCTTTGGCAGTCAAGAACGTGAGTATGAAGATAAAGAACTTAAGAAATTCTTTCCTCCGGAGTTTAGAAACAGACTGGATGGTGTTATTACCTTTGGTAAACTCAGCAAAGAAACTATGATCAAGATTGTGGGCAAGTTTATGCTAGAAGTGCGTGAACAGGTCAAGGACAAGAAGATCAAGATTAAGATCACAGATGAAGCTATTGATTGGTTAGTGGACAAGGGGTTTGATAGCAAGATGGGAGCTCGTCCTTTACATCGTGTTATTGATCGCGAAATTAAACGTCCTTTGGCCAAGCGTATGCTGTTTGGAGACCTAAAGCAGGGAGGAATATTAAATATTAATGTAGTAGATAATGCGTTAACTCTTAATGTCAAAAGCAAACTTAAAGTAGACACCAGTGAAATTACAACAGATACCACAATACAAGTTCACGACCAAGAAGTTTAGGGGTCGCTACAAGTATAAAGTAGTTTTCGTGAACAGCAAGGCCAGCTGGTTCAGAGGCGGAGTGCTTAAAAGTCTTATAAAGAAAGTAGAGTTATATAAGGACCCTAACAGTCCTCGATTAACAAAGATTATAGAGTGTTTGGAAAAACTTGATAATTATCACATTAGAGTAGAAGCGCCTTATGTGGCATTCTACACCGACAGTGAATCAGATGCCGAACAATTTTTGTCAGTAGTCGAGCCATTGTTAAAGTATGTTCAGTATCCGCAGCCCGGCACTGAAGCTTTGCTGGATCAGGGTCTAAGCATTGCCAAGTATATGACCTATAAGTATCGTGTGATTATGGGCAGAACTACCAAGGCCTACCCTGAATTTGTTAGTTATATTGAAAGAACCGGCAAAATAGGCAAAGCAGCCAAGTGGGAATTAAGCAATCCACGTGGTTCTTGGGGAGGTTATTACTTTTATATCAAGGACGATCGTAGCCTAACTATGGCAAAACTAATGATAGGCGATAATATACGCAAGGTAGAAGAGCTAACTAAGAAGTAATTTTCGTCGAACCAATATTGCCCTCTGCGATAAATATCGTATGAGGGCTTTCTTATGACTACGCTACGAGAATACATAGAAGACATTGAATTTAATATGAGCAGCGATAAGCTAGAGGCAGGTGACGAATTTGTCATAGAACTTGCTGAAGACGTGGCTCTGGAAACCTATATCATAGAAGCCTGGGACGACTCAGTGTTGGTAGAAGCAGATGCTGGTGCTCTTGATTTTTTAGAGCAATACGGAGTGAATTTCCTAGGTGAAGCAGAATATCAAGGACGTAGTGTGCCCTTGGGCAAGCCTATGTCGGGCGATGTTAAAAAATCCAAAGTCTATGTGCGCAAACCTAATGGCAAAGTTGTTAAAGTAAACTTTGGCGATAAGAAAATGACTATTAAAAAGTCTAATCCCAAGCGCCGTAAAAGTTTTAGAGCAAGACATAACTGTGCCAATCCCGGACCACGTTGGAAAGCACGTTATTGGTCCTGTAGAGCCTGGGAATAATTATGCTGATTACTGAACTGTTTAATCCTAATCCTGAACCTAAAAGTGAATTAGACTATGATCTACACGATGATCTAATCTATTTTATGAACGCTGATCCTGAATTCTATCGCAGCAACTACTATCCAATACAACATCGTTTTCAAGGACACTGTGAAGCAGGACGTAATGTAGATCCCTTGGCATTTAAGCAGATCATTGTCAAGGCCTATGAAAACTATAAGAACAAATTTCCTATACCACAACTAAAAGAACAATTAGACGAAGAAGAACTAACAGAAATCTGTGAAAAACTACACGGCAGAGAAGTAGAATACTACGAGAATCAACAAAAGCGCAGGGAAGAACAACAGTGAAATTAAGAAACTTATTTGAAGCCCGTGCGCAGTCAGTAGGAATAATATTTGGTAGGTTTAACCCTCCACATAAAGGTCACCGTCGGGCCTGGGAAATGGCCAGTGAAAATGACGCTTGGTTTGTGGGCACTAACCAATCAACACAAGGTCCAAAAGATCCACTACCTTATGGTGTCAAAATAGAAGCAATGAAGATGATCTACCCTGAGATAGAGGGTCATATTATGCCAGAACAAAGTTGGCTCACGATGGCCAGCAGGATCTATGAAAAATATGGCGACATTGTGCTAAAAATTTATACCGATGAAGAATGGGTAGTTAAAACTATAATTCAGTATAACGGTAAAGAAGGCGCCCACGGTTTTTATAATTTTAAAACTATTGATCCAGTGGGCACACCAAGACTCAGCAGTGCTACAGAACTTAGAAACGCTGTGGCCGCAGACGACAGAGCAGCATTTAGTCAGGCTGCTGGTATTGATGCTGATACACCATTGGGCGATAACTCATTTTTTGATGTGGTAAAACACTATCTCACACAGCAGGCTCGACCTGTGAAAAAGGAAAAGGCAATGAAAGTTAAAGAGTATAAAGGAGCAACAGATCAAGAACGCATAGATGCTTTTAAGAAACAGGCCAAGGATATGCGTGATAAAGGATTTGTTCGTGCTGCCGATGATACTGAAAAGGTAGCAAAAAACATTTATAAGAAACCACAAGAAAAGGTCAAGGCCAAGGCCGACGAAGGTAGGTTTGGTCGTGATAGAGATGACCAATTTAGTCAAGGTGGACGTATGCCACGCACTGATCGTATAGATAGAGACGGTCCAAATGATCAAGACTTTAGTAATAAAATGAGACAACAGACTATTAATCGTTTGTTAGACAAATATCCAAAACTAACGTCTGCTAGTTTTGATGGGAAATCAATACCAGAACTTATTAAAATGCTAGGAGAGGCTGTGAAAAAACCTAATGCTACTACTCGTCATTTAAGAGACTATCCAGTAAGTGATAAGGATGTGGCTAAACCTGTTAAGCCTGAGAAGAAAAAGGATGAAAAGAAGGCAGTGGCGGAAGGCGCTGATTTAGACGCACAGGCAATGGATATTGCTACTAAATTAACAACTGGGAAAAATCTAGAAAAATTGCGTGGTATGGCTTATGACTCTACCGTATATCGTGCGTTAGATCGTTATTTTGCCAAGCATAATATTCCAGAAACAATTTATAACCGTGTGGCTAATGAAGTGTTCAAAAGAATAAATCAGCAAGGTGTGGCGGAAGGCTTGGATCCAATAAAGAAAAAAAGATTAAACGCTCTAATAGATTTATATCGAGAGGCCAATGACCCAAATGAATACGCAAATGACCAAGCCGTATATAAAGATG